TTTTCCTCAATTTTATAAAAGAAGTTATCTGTGTCTTCTGTTTTCCATGCTCCGGTATCCTCTACATTCCATTCGTTCGTTTGAACTTTCCAGTCAGGAATATTGTCCTTAACTGTAAATGAAGGCAGGTCCCATATACATCTGTTGTTTGGCTGAGCCGCATAGTTGCCATTATCTAACGCAATTATGTGAGCGCACTTATGTTCGTGCGGAATTTCTGAATGATCAGAATTTAGTATATTAGCATCTGGGTGGCCCCAGTCAACTGTAAATAAATATTTACCGTGATACCATTTCTTATCTTTACCGATGTATTTGCCTGATGAAGATGTTAAAATATCCCAAGTAGTAATAGCAGGGTAATAAGAAAAACTATTCCACAGTTCCAATTCATCAACTCTTTGGGATGGAACAGTTTCCGGTTGAAAACCACGTTGAATAAAAGCCGAAATGGGTAAACGATAAAAGACTGCACCGTTTTCCATGATGGCATGGAATAATATTGCACGCCCTGTAAGTGATGTAATACCGAAGATGATACAGTCTTCAACTTCGCCATGATGTTTTTTAAGATCATATAAATACTCCCTTTTTATTTGTGAATATTGTACAGGGATATTAGCATTTAGGTAAGACATATTTTATTTTTTTTAAAAGATTATACCATAAATCTTTGTAAATAGGATTTTTAGTTTTATTCCACATTATCGCAGCTTCATCAATTTGTTGTAATAGGCTCATTTTATTGACCCCCAATTTTTACCTTGCTTGTAATTTACTTTGTTAGGTACTTTAAGGGGAACTGCTTTTTCCATAGTTTCTTTTACTATATTAGCTTGTTTATCATCTTTAATTGATAGACACAGCTCGTCGTGTATCTGTATTTGTGGTAAAATTCCTTGTTCATATAAATTTACCATAGCTTGTTTAGTCATATCTGCCGCACTACCTTGAATTAACCTATTCAAAGCTTTGTATGTAAATGCAGGTTTATAATATTTAGTAAAATCACTCATATAATTGTCTGCTATATGGTCTTTATATTTGTCTAATAACTCGGCTTTAAAGGCTCTCTTAGCGTCTTCTTCTGATAATATAGGCACCGGCTCATATCTATTAAGTTTATTGTTCCATGCTCTATCTTTAGTTTCCCATTTATTAAATCTACAAAATCTATCTCCTAATGTAAATAATAATTTATTATCTTCTGCAAACTCTATTAAATCTTGAGATAACTTTTTAACAAAGGGGGCTTTCTCATGGTAAGTATTAAACAAAACATTAGCTTGATCTTTAGTTAAATTTAATTCACTCGCTAATTTTATTTTACCCATACCATAAAAGAGTCCAAGGTTAATTGTTTTGGCCATGGTCCGTGATATGTGAGCCATGTCTGCAACAACCTGGTGAAAGTCTACATCAAATCCACTTTTATAAGACGCTTCAATTTTCTCTAAACTTTCCCTTAAATTATTAGGCATCTTAACATCCGGGTCCTTATAAGGATATAAAGTTAAAGCATAATGGACCACGATCCGTGGTTCTTGTTGACTGTAATCGAATGATCCCCATACACAACCTTCATCAGGTATAAATAATTCTCTCATCTTCTTGCCAATGATTCCTTTAGATGGAATTTGTTGTAAGTTAGGATTAGACATTGAGAATCTTCCAGTAACCGTTCCACCTTGGTCCGATCTAATCTGATTGATGTCTGCATGTATTCTGCCTTCGTGAACAAAACCTAGTAAGCCTTCGACAAAGGTGTTCTTAGCTTTGTCACACTCTCTAGCTTTTACAATCATTCTTAAGAAACGATTCTTATGAGTCTTTAAATAATCTTTTGGAAGTTTAGGTGTAGTAGAGGGAACCAATTCTGTTTTAGGTTCACCTTTTTCATCAAGAATATTTTTACCATCTTTACCTTTTAATTTTTTCTTCCTATCTTTTGTTTTTTCATAATCTGTAATTTCTTCATGTTCTAATAAAGCTTTAATAGAAGAAGCGGCCCATATTTCTACATCGACATTAGTATGTTTTTTAATAATCTTTAATAAATTATCCCTACGTTTTTCTAAAAGTTTACCAAGTGTCTTAGCTTTTTCGACATCTATCCTAACGCCTTTAAACTTCATGTCAACCAAACAAGGAAATAATTTAGTTTCTAATTCAAATATTTTTCTACAAGTTTTATATTCTTTACTTCCATTTGGGTTAGTTTTTGTGTATAATATCTGGTCCAAATATTTTTCTTCAAACAGTTCCCATAATTTCAAAGTTAAATTAACATCTTGTTCTGCATAATCTTTTACTAAATGATAAGGCAATTTATGCATACTAGTCATTGGATCTTTTATCATTCCATTAGACCATTCTAAAACTTTTTCAGTTAAATCATATTTGTATTTAGTTTCATTTAAATAATCTTTACTGATAGAATCTAAAGAATATCTCATTCTTGTTTCATCAATAACTGACGCTGCAATCATGGTATCTAACAATTGACCTTGAAGCATATCTCCAGTAGCTGATCTAATCCAGCATACGTCATACATAGCATTATGAAATACCTTACGTATGTTTTTGTTTTGAAATAGCTTTTCATTTAAATAAGCCCATGTATCTTTGGTATTTAAATTATCAGTCATGTGGTGAGCGATAGGGAAATAGAAAGTCTGATTCTTGGTGGCTATAGCTATACCGGTAACAAAACCATCTTTTCTTACAGCACCCAATCCTTTTGTTTTTAAATTAGGATCGTAAGTCTCTAAGTCAATTGCAACAGTATCTATACCTTCTAAATTTAACTCACTAAGTTGTGGAATATCACACATTATTTATAGTCCCTTTCTATTATCATTTCTAAATAGTGAATAGCTTTCTCTATGTCTTGTAATTCACCTTTAGACTGATGTCTACAAATATACTTAATTGCGTTTCCTTCTGCAAAAAGTAATTTGTTTTTATTAATAAAATCTGCTGGTTGGATAGCCATATCTTTATAGTGCGATCCGCCTACTTGTTTTTTATAAGCACTCATATTGACGTTCCTATATACATTTTAATTGCAAAATAAAATGTCATCATTAATAATAAAGCAAGATCGCTTGTTGGGTTCATATTGTTATCCTTTCAGTTTGTTTTTATAATAAGCATTCATTTTTTTTACCCATTGTGAAGTATTTTTTTCCAGGCAGTTTTGCTAATTGCCAATAATCAAAAATTCCTCTGCTATAGGCCGTGTATTGTAATCGTAAAGAAGTAAAGTAAGGATCTTTATTAACGACAGTTTCGTCAACAATAACGTTATCATAGGTTAAACCTTTAACTGTATGAATGTTAGCATACTCAACTCTAACTTTTTTATCAAAATCAAAACCTTTTGATAAAACCTTTTTTATATACTCCATTCTTTTTTTATGTGCTTGAACAGATTCTCTTATTAGATCAAAATCTTTATGTCCCTTACAAGTAGATTTAAATAATTTATTATCTATTAGATAATCCACAGTGTAATCTTTTTTAATCCATTTTTTAAGAGCTTCTGCTGCTTTAGATTTATCTCCGACAATCAAATCGTTGTTTAAATATTCACAAAAATGTTTTATTTGCATAAGGTCCATTGGTACACCTTTAATAAATTCTGGCCATAATTTGTGAGATCTTAATTCTTTTTTAACTACAAATGGAGATTTACCTACTGGAGCAAATTCTATACCTTGTGCTATAAGAAAGTCTGTACAACGTATATCACTGGGAGTTCCTCTATAAGTAAATAAAAATGTTTCTTCGGTATTTTTAATTTTATTTAAAAGTTTATCTAAATGTCCTGATGGTTTAAAATCTGGTAAATAATAACCGTTCCCTTTAATAACTTCTCCTATATGACCTTTGTTATGTCTCGCTTGATATGCTGCTGGAGTCCACACTCTATGAGATTTATAATGCTTCCAAATAGGTTGTATAATTGATTTACAGTATGTATTAATAGTTTCCCCACATCTACTACCGTTCTTTAATTCATCATAAGGATTTGCAGCTAAATTGTGAAAATATTCTGCATCTGATCCCGAATACTCAAATAATGTTTGGTCCGCGTCTCCAACTAAATAGTAATGTCCTTCTTTTACGTTTCTTGCCATTTTATTAATAGCTTTTCTTTGAGGTACATTACAATCCTGACATTCGTCTATGATTAATATGTCTATATCCGGGTCCTTTACATCATCTTCCATTTGTTTAGTTTTTTCATTATAAGTTTGATGTAAAAAATTATTTATCATATCCGAAAAATCACATCGGTTATTATCTTTTTTATATTTTTCATAAACTATACGTAATTCCGTAATTAATTTTAAACCATAAGGGTCAAAAGATTTTTGGTCACATTTAACCCAATACTGATCTAAAGTTTTACCATGTCCATATGCGTCAGAAAGATATTTATAAAATCTGTGTTTACGTTTTATGTCATCTTCTTTGTGAAGATTAAAACGGCTATCTTTTTTTATTAATTTTTTATGGTCGTATAAACCAAACACTTCTTTTTTTAATAACTTACTTTTACAATAAAGATGGATAGTGGATATTGTTTGTTTTAATTTTTTTTTAGTAATTCCCTGTAGTTGTGGAAATTCAAAATGCTCTTCTTTGTTTTTTAAATATTTTAAATCATAAATAGCATCTCTAATTTCATCAGCAGCTATATTAGTGTGAGATAAAATTATAATCTTTTCCGTAGTGTATTTTGTTAAAGCATCCTTATATTTATTTACAATAAATTTATGGGTTTTACCGGTACCTGGAGGACCTGCAATAAATCTAGGCTCGTTCAGAATTCACCTCCGTAGTTTCTTCACTAGTTCCTTCTATCATAAGATCTTCATTTTCAATTTCAGGACTATTTATTACCCAAGAAACTAAAGATTTATTTTTGTATTTTCCA